CAAGGTTACAACGTGGTCAGGCAAATGTTTCTGGTGGAGCAAAAACTGGAAATCCAATTATAGATTTTTTCAAGCCAGGACTTGATTTATTTAGAGAAGGTAAAATAAGAGATGAAATAGATGTAGAGGCACGGGCAGCAGAAATATTTGAACAAAAAATGAATGAAATAGGTTTAGGTGGTACAGAAGGAACAAGAAACTTTGCTAATGAAGATTTACAAAAATTAATTAAAGAAAGAAGAGATTTTGAATTGTCTACATTACAAAGTCAATTAGAAATACAACAAAAGAGTTTGACATTCAGAAATGAAGATTTAGATGTATTAAAGAAAAGAATTGATTTAGCAAAAATAAATGAACAAATTACAGTAAAAGAAAAAAATCTATCAGGTCTTTTAACTGACGAAGCAAGAAATCAAGTTCAATTTGAATTAGACAAACTTAATATTCAAAAACAAATTAGTGAAGAATTATTGAATCAATCAATAATTATGGCTGATCCCGTACAAGCTGCATTGGTTGATTTAAATAAAGAAATGGAAAAATTTAATGATATGAGATTTCAAGCAGTAGAGTTTGCCAAAGCATTTGGAGGTGCTTTTGAAAATTCATTTAAAGGAATAATAAAAGGAACAATGAGTGTTCAAGATGCATTTAGAAGTATGTTTATGCGTATTGCAGATCATTTCTTAGATATGGCTGCACAAATGATGGCTACACAAATACAACGTGGCATTTTAGGAATGTTTAGTAATTTATTTAATCCAATTTCTTTAGGCAATGATGTTCAAGGATTTGTTGGAGGACAAACTCCTCTATTAGCTGCAAATGGTGGTCCTGTTGGAATGAGAAAACCTTATATTGTTGGAGAACGTGGTCCAGAATTATTTGTTCCTAATCAATCAGGAAATATTATTCCAAACCATGATTTAGCTGGAGTTGGTGGAGGTGGTATGAATATCGTAGTAAACGTAGATGCTTCTGGTTCTTCTGTTGAAGGTGATGAAGAACAAGGTAGAGAACTTGGTCGTATGATTTCAGTTGCTATACAATCAGAATTAATTAAACA